CAAGGGCTGTTCTGCCAGAAGGAAATACCGAAACGACCCTTTACATGGCAGGAACTTTACGCTCTTGGATACATTACTGCAAATTACGCAGAGCAAATGGAACCCAGTTAGAACACATAAAAATAGCTGACCAATGTTGGGATGTGATAAGTCACCACTTTCCCGATGTTGCAAAGGCAGTAGAGGAACTATAATGGCAAAGAAAGAATATTTGGGAATTCAGATAGACTATTCAAGAGATTCTCTTTTTGATAAGTTAGGACTCGCAAGATTAGAAGAAAGTTACATGAGAGAGGACGAAGGGTCTCCTCAAGAAAGGTTTGCATTTGTAAGTTCTACTTTTGCATCAAATCCAGAACACGCACAGAGACTTTACGAATACAGCAGTAAACACTGGTTATCTTATTCTACACCTATTCTTTCATTTGGACGTTCCAAGAAAGGAATGCCTATTTCTTGTTTTTTGAATTACATTGATGATACAGCAGAGGGTTTGGTTGATAATTTATCTGAAACGAATTGGTTATCTATGCTTGGCGGTGGCGTTGGCATTGGTTTTGGGATCCGTTCCTCCGATAATAAGTCTGTTGGTGTTATGCCTCATCTCAAGACTTATGATGCATCGTGCCTCGCATATCGCCAGGGACGCACTCGCAGGGGCAGTTACGCTACTTATCTTGATATTTCTCATCCCGATGTTCTCATGTATCTAGAGATGAGAAAGCCTACAGGTGACCCGAATGTTCGTTGTTTGAATCTGCATCATGGCATAAACATCAATGATAGGTTTATGGAAATTATTGAAAGGTGCATGACTGATCCAGATGCTGACGATGGCTGGAATTTGACTGATCCGCATTCGGGCGCAATACGGGAGACTGTATCGGCAAAGGCACTGTGGCAAAAGATTCTTGAACTCCGTATGGAAACAGGTGAACCTTACATTCATTACATTGATACTAGCAACAGAAATCTACCTGAATGGCAAAAAGAGTTGGGATTAAAAATCAATCAGTCTAACTTATGCTCAGAGATCATTTTACCGACAAACAAAGACAGAACTGCTGTTTGCTGCCTCTCTTCTGTAAATTTAGAATACTATGATTCGTGGAGTAGAAACTCTTTGTTCTTGAAAGACATTGCAGAAATGCTTGATAATGTATTACAATATTTTATTGACAATGCTCCTGATGAAGTCTCTAGGGCTAAGTATTCAGCATCCCGTGAAAGGAGTATCGGAGTAGGTGCATTAGGGTTCCACGCCTACCTACAGAAGAGTAATCTGCCTTGGGAAAGCGCAATGGCTAAAGGCGCTAACATTAGAATGTTTAAACACATAAGGAGTAAACTTGACGATGCAAACCGAGAACTTGGAACGGAACGAGGAGAAGCCCCTGACGCTAAAGGAAGAGGCCTTAGATTTAGCCACGTTACAGCTATCGCTCCTAATGCGTCTAGTAGTATTATTATGGGCAACACTTCTCCTAGTATTGAACCGTTTAGGGCAAATGCTTACAGGCAAGATACACTTTCTGGAGCTTTTCTTAATAAAAATAGATACTTGGTGGGTCTTATTCAAAGTAAGATTGAAGATGGGAAAACTAAACAGACAGAGGAAGATATCTGGAGTTCAATCATCTCAAACGATGGATCAGTCCAGCACTTAAACTTCCTCGATGAATGGGAAAAGGATGTGTTTAAAACATCAATGGAGATAGATCAACGCTGGGTTATTGAACATGCGTCTACTAGACAAGAGTTTATCGATCAAGCACAGTCTCTTAATTTATTTTTCCGTCCTGATGCAAATATCAAATACCTACACGCAATTCACTACCTAGCTTGGAAGCAAGGATTGAAAACTCTGTACTATTGCCGATCAGAAAAACTAGGAAAGGCTGATAAAGTTTCTACTAGAATTGAGAGGCAAATAATCAAAGAAATTGACATGCAAAGTTTAATTGATGAAGACACCTGTGTGGCATGTGAAGGCTAACAATAAAAAGATAAAGGTCATATAAATGAAGTTAAAACTTACAGACGAAAGAAGTTATTTCAAACCATTCAACTATACATGGGCGTATGAGGCCTGGTTGAAGCACGAGCAGAGTCATTGGTTGCACACTGAAGTTCCTATGAACGAAGATGTGAAAGATTGGGGTACAAAACTAGACGATTCTGAAAAGGGCTTTTTAACGAACATTTTTCGTTTCTTTACTCAGGGCGATATTGATGTGGCTGGAGGTTACATCAATAACTACTTGCCCAATTTTCCTCAGCCTGAGGTTAGAATGATGCTTGCTGGTTTCGCAGCAAGAGAGGCTCTTCATGTTGCTGCATATTCTCATCTTATTGAAACTCTGGGTATGCCAGAATCAACTTACAATGAATTTTTAGAATACGAGGCAATGAAAGAAAAGCATGATTACTTACAAGAATTATCTACCGAGACTCAAGATTCTAGTACAATAGCAACAAACATTGCAGCTTTCTCAGCTTTTACAGAAGGCATGCAGTTGTTCAGTTCCTTTATCATGCTTCTCAACTTTCCTCGCCACGGTAAGATGAAGGGCATGGGACAGATTGTAACTTGGTCTATTGTAGATGAAACCTTACATGCTGAGAATATGATTAAATTATTCCGTGAGTACATTAACGAGAATATAGACATTTGGAACGATGACCTCAAAGGGAGAATCTACAGCATAGCAGAAAAAATGGTAGACTTGGAAGACAAATTTATTGACCTAGCTTTTGCTATGGGTGCTATGGAAAATCTTACTTCTGAAGATGTCAAAAAATATATCAGATATATTGCAGACAGACGCCTTATTAGCTTGGGCTTGAAAGGTATTTTCAAAGTCAAGAAGAACCCTTTACTTTGGGTGGAATCTATGATAAATGCTCCTACTCACACGAATTTTTTTGAAAACAAGGTGACTGATTACAGTAAAGGAGCATTGTCAGGCGATTGGGGAGATGTTTGGGCTTGAAAGATAAATTCATAAAATATTTTGCCACTATAGCAGAAGAAACAGCTAAACTTTCTAATGCTAAAAAACTTCAGGTTGGTTGTGTCATTGTGAAGGACAATAGAATTCTTTCAATTGGATACAATGGCACACCTTCTGGTTGGTCTAATGAATGCGAGTTCGTTATTGATACTGGCACTAACATATATTATGAGACAAAGCCAGAAGTATTACATGCCGAGCGGAATGCGCTTGATAAAATAGCAAAAAGCACAGAATCTTCTGAGGGTGCAGTTCTTTTTGTCACGCATACTCCCTGTATGGAATGTGCTAAAAGTATTTACAATACCGGTATTAAGCAGGTGTACTATATAAATGAATACGATGGGACTGTAGGCTCCGGTATTAAGTTCTTAGAAAAAGCAGGAATAGAAATATGTCAAGTATCATAGTAAGTAAAACTATAGAGTGCGAAGAGTGTGAAGCAGAGTTTAAAATTAAACATGACATGTCTGACAGACATTATGTGGTTAGCTTCTGTGCCTTTTGTGGTGCAGAATTAGAAATTGAAGCGTCATTGGACGATTTTGTTGACGAAGAAATTCAAGAAGATTGGTAATGACAAAAGAAAATACAGAAGAAATAGCTGACAAAGACTTGAAATTTACAACTGCCGAAGAGTATATAAATAATGCACTAGATTATGATTCAGGTGCAGAAGATGGCAGTGAAGAAGAAAAAACCGAGAAAGAAAAAGGAACCACAGGTTCACCGAGTTTATTGCACATACTTCCCGAACGGTGACTACTACATTGGTTATTCGGGAAAGACAGAAAAACTTTATGAAAAATATTATGGTAGTTCTAAATACGTCTTGGAGTATAAAGGCCTATTAGAAAAAGAAACTATTGCAAAGTATGAGAAAAAATCTCATGCCAAAATGCAGGAGTTTTTATTACAATGGCAGCAGAGAAAGGATCCGAGATGTTTAAATTCTATGTTAAACATTCGTCTTAATAAAGAACCTCTAGCTGATTTTGAACCTATACAATGGAGTCCAAAATGCCCTTTATAATATTGTTGTTAGTTTCAGCACTAGCAGTATCGGCTGTAGCTGGTTACTTTTCTATAGTAGGCCTTGTAGCAATATTTCCAGCAGCAGAGATTGCTATTCTCTCTATGGGTGTAGTCCTTGAGGTAGCTAAACTTATTACTGCTTCTTGGCTTTATCGTAATTGGAAAACAACAAATATCCTCCTCAGAGTGTATTTTACCTCGGCAGTGATTATCTTGAGTATAATTACTTCATTGGGAATCTTTGGGTTCCTGTCAAAAGCACACCTCGAGCATAGCGTCCTGACAGGCGATAACGACCTATTAGTACAGAGAATAGATAGGAGAATAGAATCCGAGCAGAGGGCTGTCACAGATGCTGAGAGCGTCATTAGTCAGCTGGATCAGGCTGTGCAAACATTGATTGACTATGACAGAATACGAGGTGACGATGGATCAATTGCCGTCCGACAGAGACAGTCTGACGAACGCCTACAGCTTAATTCTGTGATAGATCAAGCAATCCAGAGGATTGATGAATTATCGGAAGAAAAAATTCTCCTCGAACAGGAGCAGCTAGCCATAGAAGTTGAAGTCGGTCCGATAAAATATATTGCCGAAATGATTTATGGTAATTCAGACAGAGAAACTATTGACAAGGCTGTACAGATTGTGATAATATTACTTATATTAGTTTTTGACCCATTGGCTATTCTTTTGGTGGTCGCAGCTGATATGAGTTTGAAGCAGAGACGTGGTGAGAGCATAGCTTTCATGTCCGAAAAAGACTTAGAAGTGTCCGAAGATTTCAATCTTGAAACGGCAGAAGAAGATGAAGTCGAGGAAGAGATATCAGAGATTTCCGAAATAGTTGAGTTATTAAAACCCGAAGAATCGGTTGAAGAAAATATTGAAGAAGAACCAGAAAATCGTGAAATGGAAATAACTGAAAATGACATGCAACATGTTAATAGGATGGACAGAAGAGTACGAAGAAAACTTGAATGGTTGATTGACAAAAGAGGAAAGAAAGAAGAAACATGAAAATAACTGTAATAGGAAATGGCATATCAAGAAAGCCTATACCTATTGGCAAGATAACAGGCATGAAAATAGGCTGCAATGAAATCTATGAAGAGATGGTTTTAGATTATATTTGTGCCGTTGATTATGAAATGCTAAAGCAGTTACACTCAAGTGATTACGAAGGGCCTGTTTGTTACAGATTTAAAAGTCTTGCAAATCAAGGACTGAAACCTAAGAAAGATTGGTTTGCACCTGATTTTATGAATCATCATAGTAGTGGAAACGCTGCCATTGAATTAGCAGCAGCACTAGACGCATCTCAGATAGACTTGTTAGGATTTGATTGTAAGTTAGGAAGAGTTTATGGTGAACAAACCCCTCCCTCTAGTTGGGGTAGGTGGATAAAATCTTTAATTTTTTTGTCAAAAAGATATAATATTAGAAGAGTAGTAGGTGAAAATAGTTTAGAGATACCTGAAATTAAAAATACAATTGATGTTAGTGATTATATAAAGGAGTTACATTATGAAATACCACCCCAACAGAAATGATCAACTTTGGCAAGCTGATTTGGTTTCTTTTTTAAATCATCATGAATGTGAAGTAAAATTTGAAAAAGCTGACGGCTCATTACGATTTATGAAGTGTACCTTACAACCTAATTTAGTTCCGGTCACGAAGGGAACTCAAAAACCTAAGAATAAAGATTGCCTGACTGTTTTTGATACAGAGGCCAAAGGCTGGAGAACTATTAAGTTTGATAAACTAATTAGCTATACTGTACAGAATGAATATGTCCGGTCCCTAGGATGAGTGCCCAAGAGCTAGTAGGTTCATTTTTTATATTATCTATGTGCTACTTCGGTTTTGCTGTCACATTATATATTATCATGAGTAGGAAAAAGTAATGAATGAAGAAGAAATGGATTTGTTTACAGAAATTCAAGGTATGGTTCTGAAATTTTCAGAGGACATTATTTTCAATCTAAATGTTGAACCGCATATGATTGCTGGAATATTTGCATCAATTGCACTTAGAATTTACAAGACTTCTCTGACTCCTGAAGAGTTTGAAAGCATGGTAGATGTTATTTCAGAATCTAGAGACAAGATTTTACCTCTTGATTGCACAGAGGAACCTAAAGAATTGCACTGAGGAAAAAAAGATGGGCGAAGTTTTTCAATTCAAAACAAAAAAAGAGCTATCCGACTTTTCAATGAATGGATATGAAGTAGATGATTTTACCATTACTTGGGAGAATCTCGGTCTTTCTTTCCAGGGAACAATACAAATACAAAATATTCTTGATTTGCTGGAAGAAGAAAGTATTGCTTGACAATGAAGTTTCTTGCTGTTATAATTACTACTGTGATTAAAAATAAGGAATACTATAATGGCAAAGCGTAAAAGAAGCACTCATGTTCTTCCAGAGCCTGATTGGAAAAAATACAAGGAGTATACGGAAGAGGCTGATCGTGAATTAGCTTTCCGAAGTTGTGAGTATTTTGTACACTATGAGATACAGGATAAAGCAGGACTTCCTAGTCTCAAAAGATGGATGAAAGAAAACTATAGTGCCGAGGACGTTGCAGTAATCAGCAAACTTCCTGACTCCAATCTGCATTCTTATGCTAAGTATGGATACATATGGAATAAGTTGGGTTACATGACAGAAGGACATACTACTTATCTACTAAATCTAAAAGATGAGTTAGTTGAGAAAGGCAAATCTCATATCACTGAAAAAGGTGAAACTGTAGTCAAAGCACCAGTGGTTCGTCAGAATCTACTTAACTTTCTAGATGCAATTGAAGATTCTTTTTCACTTATTATGTCAGGAAATGCTGTAAAGGTAGATAGTATAATTGAATCTAGTAAGTTATCTGCCCCTGAGTTGTCTAAAGCATACACAGAGGTAGATACTCTTGCAGGTGAGTATCGTGAGGTACTGGCTCTAAGAAACAACAAAAATTTAGGTGATTGGGATCAACAATTGGTTGAAGGGTATTCTCATATTAAGTTGCCTCTTCTTAAAAAAATAGTTGATTTTGCTGCTAACATACAATCTAGTTTACTTGCTACAAAAGAGTCGAAAAAGATTGTAAGGATTAGGAGAAAGCGTCCTACTGACAAGAATAAACTTGTTCGTAAACTTAAATATTTACCAGAGTGTAAAGAGCTTAACATCAAGAGCCTCAACCCCGTAGACATTATAGGAGCATCTGAAGTTTGGGTGTATGATGTCAAACGAAAGAAGATAGGTGTTTACGCTTCTGATTACGAAGGTACTCTGGGCGTGAAAGGAACTAGTATACATAATTATTCTGATGCTAAGTCTTATGAGAAAACATTTCGTAAGCCTGACATACAAGTACCAGGGTTTATGAAGACTAGAAAAAATGGGTTACATAAATTTGTTGATACTGTACGAGGTAAGAAGTTAGCTCCTAGAAAGCGGCTTCTACCTGATATGGTAATATTGAGGATCATATAATGATAGTTATTGATTTTAATCAAGTAGCTATTGCATCTTTCATGGGAGAGATGGCTGGTAGAGGTGGTGCAGACACTGAAGTCAATCTGCCTCTACTCCGTCATATGATCTTGAATGTAATACGCTCATACAAAAACAAGTTTTCAGATGAATTTGGTGACGAGATAGTAATAGCCTGTGACAACAGGCGTTACTGGCGCCGTGAAGTCTTTCCTTTCTATAAGGGACATCGTAAAAAGGCAAGAGAAGCTAGTCAGTACGATTGGGGTGCTATTTTTGATGCATTAAATATGGTTCGTGATGAACTTGATGAATTCTTCCCGTATCCTGTGATTGATGTAGAAGGCGCAGAGGCAGATGATGTTATAGGCACACTTGCAGAATATTCACAAACAGCGGGAGAATCTTCTAATCTATTTGATGAGGGAGAGCCTGTACCCTTTCTGATACTCTCAGGAGACCATGACTTCAATCAATTACAAAAGTGGAGTAATGTCAAGCAGTACTCTCCAGCACAGCACAAGTGGATCAAGATTAAAGAACCAGCGGCCGCTGTATTGATGGAACATATAATTACTGGTGACAAGGGTGATGGTGTACCTAACATGTTATCTCCAGACAATTCTTTTGTTGACGGTATCAGACAGAAGGCGATAAGAAAAGCATTGTTAGCTGAATGGAAAGTCACCCCGCCTGAAGAATGGATAACTGCTGATATGTCACACGGCTATAACAGAAATCAAATGTTGGTTGATCTTTCTAAGACTCCAAAAGAGATAAAAGAAAACATCATAAATAGCTATACCAAGCAACAAGGTGGTGACAGGTCGCAAATATTAAACTTTTTCATAAAGAATAAAATGAAAGGTTTGATGGACGTAATACAAGATTTTTAGGAGATTGAAATGAAAATGAGAGATACATTATTAGAAGCATTTAAAGAGTACGCAAGAGGAAATATAGCTAAACACAAAGCCAATGTAGAAGTTTATTTGAAAAATCCTGCAGGCATCGGTGAGCATAGCGATATTATAGAAGCAATTGAACAAGAAGTAAAGGCAATTGCTGAATATGATGATTTAATAGAAGCGTCCGAAAAGTATTTTGAGTAATACGTTTCTATTTTATTCAGGAGTTTGATATAATGAATAATAATTTTAGACAAATAAATGAAGGCTTCAAATGGGTTTTTGAAGAGAAGAAGCCCGAAGGACAAGTACAACGACTAAAGGAATGGGGAGCCAAAAACCAGGCAATAGTTCCTATTGTAAGAATGGGTGTAGGTGCAGAAAAACCTGATTGGGGGCTTCCCGAAGGACTTCCTGAAACTACTAAAATAGAAGAAGATATTCCTGATGGTATGGGAGAGACTACGCTAACACTGGAATGGCGTAGAGTAAAACAATTTATTGATCCTAACAGCAACATGAATAATCTTCCTCCCTGGAAGAGAGAACAACAGTGGGTGAATATTCTTGAAGGAATTATTTCCTCTGAAGCGAAGATTCTCACTTCTGTTAAAGATGGTACTTTACTTACAATATACCCTAAGCTAGAGAAGTGTTTACCTCTGCTTGGTATAGAGGAGTATAACAAGCCCGTAAAAAAGACCGCAAAAAAGAAGGCTTCAAGCAAATCAAAGAAGGTTTCAAAAAAATCTTAGGAATTATATAATGGAAATCTTAACTAAATTTACTGAAAAGCAAATGGAATTATATGTTGAGGATGATCCGGTTCGTCCTCATCTTAATTCTGAGTTTAGAACTACCTATAACAGCGAAGTCTATGCTCTAATAGATGAAGATAAAGTCAACGCAATCATTTGCGTAGCTCACACAAGAAAGGTTCCTACTACCGAAGACGAGCTAACATCAAACGCCAAAGAAGGGTACGAGCATATTATATCTCCCTACACTGTTTGGTCTTATGCGCCTGGAGCAGGAAGAAGGATAGTAAATTTAGTAATTGAAATGGTTAAAGAGGCTAATCAACACAAGGAAGTGAAGCCCAGAATTGTTACACTGTCACCTAAGACTAGAATGGCTGAAAGATTTCATATTAGTAATGGTGCTACCTTTCTTAGTGAAAACGATACTACCAATAATTTTGAGTATAAGATTTAACATGGAAAGAAAGAAATATTCTTGGAAAGATGAAACTCCCACTTGGTTTTATGTGATGAGAGCTTCAGTATTTATTTTTTTGTCTGTAAGTGTTTTTTGGTTACTGACCTTTTAATCCTCAGGTCTATACTTATCATACTTCATACCTAATTGCCAGCCTTCTGGCAACGGTTGATCCTTAGGAACAAGGAACGCTCCTTCGGGTCCGCAAATCCAGCGTTTTCTGACTCTCTTCTTCCACGCTTCATGCATCTTTTGTCTAGTAGATTCTTTATGTTTTCTACCGTACATAGGATTCATATAGTCTTGGCGTGTACCTGTCATAGTCTTTTTAATCTTGTCTTTGTGCTGTTCAGTAAGCCCGTCTTTGTGTCCGTGGTTAGCCTTTACACCAGCACCAATCTT